GGGGCCGCTGGCCGGGATCACCGGCGTCGTCCAGCGCATTTCGGGCGAGACGCTCATCACGGTCGCGATTGAGTTTCTGCGCAGAGCGATATCGGTGCAGCTCGACGCGGCGGATCTGGAGGCGGCAGCGTGACGGAAAATGACGTCCTCGGCCCCGGCGAATATGCAGGGCTTCGCACTGAGGGGGATATTTCAAGCAAGAACGGCAAGGCGTTTTCACTGCCCCGCCTGATTTTCGATTGCCGTGATGTGGTGGCAGTCGATGATCTGATCGGATACGAAAACAGCCCGCGGCTTTACCGCATTACGTTTGTGGATCCGTGCCTCGTGAAAATGGTGCTCCACGATGGCAAATGACAAACCGCTGCGCGAGCAGCTCGTCGCCGCGCGCGAAGCAGCCAAGAAAAGCGGCGTCCCGCTGCGCGAACGCCTCGGCGTTTTGCTGCGCGGCCACCCGGCGAACGTGACGCGCCATATTCTGCGCGCGCATGGCGCGGATAAGTCGGCCTGATGCCAATCTCAGCGGAAGCCGTGAGGCTCGGCAGCCCCCAGCAAGCGGTTCGGCGGGAAGACGCTCGGGTTTATCCGCCTCGCGGCGTGAGAACGCCTCGCAGTGCGTCGGGGCTTACAGCCCGCGAATACTCGCTCCTTGCAGAACTGGTGCGCGGCGAAGGCGGCGCCTTGAACAAAGACATCGCGTTCAGGCTGGGCATTGGCGAACCGACGATCAAGGTCTATTACTCCTTGCTGATGCGAAAGCTCGGGCTTTCGAATCGTACCGCCCTCGCGCTTTGGGCGGAGCGCAGCGGTCAGTTTTGCGAGGCCTCAGCGTGAGCTTCCGCGGCTGGCTGGCGATGGCGTTGCCGCGCCGTGCGCTCTACCTCCAGGCGACCTTCGTCATTGAAAACGCGACTCTGACGTATCCCTGCTGCATGAACTGACTCTTATGCTCAAAGCCCTTGTCATCGCCGCCGCCCTCGCGCTCGCCAGCAATGCCTCTGCGCAGCTTACGCTCACAGTTTCCAGCCAGGGGACGGAAGCCATGAAGCTCGCCACCGGCTACACATCGAAAACGGCGACGCTGGTACGCCTCGACGCCTGTAACGAGGGCGCCGCGCTCAGCGTTTCGACGACGCGCCTCGCTGCCGCCGTCATCGCGCAGGAGCAATACGGCATTTACGGGTCGGACGTCGTAAGCGACGTCCTCAACGTGCTGCAGCAGAAAGACGTTTTCAGCCGGGCGCAAAAGGCCCTCGGCGCCGCCGCCAACACTGCGACGCTCATCACCGCGCTATTTAAGACGCTCTCACCGCTGACGGTGTCCGTACTACAGGCCGCGCCGGCCATTGCGCAAGCCGTGCTGCCCGCCGTGGGCGACGCGCGAGATCTCGCTGCGCTGTCGAAACAGATTATGCAGGACAACGCGACGCTGGCTCTCGGCGCCAAGGGCAGCGGCAACGATTGCCACACCGGCCTCGCCGTCGCCATGAGCGGCGCCGTGAATATCGACAAGATCACCGTCCAGTGATGCCATGTTCACCGATGAATTCGCGAATGGCGTCGAGGACGATGACGACGCATCCGTTGACAATACATGGCTAAAGAAACGAGCCTCGAACAGCGGCTCGCTGCGCTGGCGGCGCACGTTCCCAATGGCGAGACCTTCGAGGCGTTTATCGCCCTCAAGGGCGTGCCGCATCTGACGCATGAGAAAGCCAGCCAAACGCCCGAAGCCACAGACGCGGACGCTCGATAAAAAGCCAGCCTTCCTCGCCGCTTACATCGCCTGCGCCGATCTGACGCGCGCCGCCAAGGCGGCGAAGATCGACCGCGGCCAGCACTACGACTGGCTCAAAAGCGATAAGAAGTACGCGGCGGCCTTCGAAGCCGCGCGCGAACAGGCCGGGCAAACGCTGGAAGACGACGCGGTACATTGGGCGCGCATCGGCACTTTCGAGCAGTACGTGTATCAGGGGCGCCCGCAGTTCGCGCAGCGTGATCGCGTGAAGTGCCTGCTGCCCGATAAGCGCGAAGTCTACGCGGACGAATTCACGATTGAAGAGCTGGCCGCGATGGAAGTCCAGAGCGAGCGCACCGTAACCGAAGACGACCCGCGCCGCCCGCTCGGGGCGTTTCGACGTTCTGAAGGACTCATGGGGCGCCTGCTGAAGGCCTTCATGCCCGCGCGCTACGCGGAGCGCTCTGAGGTCACCGGCAAAGACGGCGGGGCAATTGAGACGGCCATGACGATCACCTTTGTCCGTCCGAAGCCGTGAACGCGGAGTTTCCCGTCGCGCTCGAAATGCTTTTCGAGCCGCACCGCTTCAAGGTGCTGTATGGCGGCCGCGACGGCGCGAAGTCGTGGAGCATTGCGCGGGCGCTGCTGATCCTCGGGCGCAAACGAAAGCTCTTTATCGTTTGCGGCCGCGAGCTGATGAATTCGATCAGCGAATCCGTCCATCGCGTGCTCTCGAATCAGATCGAGAATCTCGGGCTCGGGGCTTTCTATTCGATAGGCAAAGCGAAGATAACGGGCCTGAACGGGTCGGAATTCGTCTTTGTCGGGCTGAAGAATAACCCGGACGCGATCAAGTCGCTCGAAGGCGCGGACATTCTCTGGGTGGAGGAAGCCGCGAACGTCTCGAAGGCGAGCTGGGTGATTGTGATCCCGACCGTGCGCAAGCCGGGCTCGGAGATCTGGGTCTCCTTCAACCCGAAGCTCGAAACCGATGACACCTATCAGCGTTTCGTCGTCGATCCGCCACCGGGATCTGCCGTCGTCAAGGTGCTGTTTTCGGATAACCCCTGGGCGTCGGAAGTGCTGCGCGACGAACGCGAAAAGCTGATGCGCACCGATCCGGACGCTTACGCGTACATCTGGCTGGGCCAGCCATCGCGCCAGCTCGAAGGCTCGATCTACGCGAAGGAAATCCGCGCAGCGGAGGCGGAAGGCCGCATTCGGCGCGTCGCCTACGATCCGACGAAGCCGGTTTATACCGCCTGGGATCTGGGCGAGGGCGATGCGACGGCGATCTGGTTTTTCCAGATCTTCATGGCCGAGTATCGCTTCATCGACTACCTCGAAGACTCCGGCCAGAAGATGCAGTATTACCTCTCGCTGCTGCAGGGCAAGGGCTATCTGTATACGACGTGTTTCTTGCCGTGGGACGCATGTAGCGGGATGCTCTCAGGCTCGCTGGAACAGGCGATGCGGACGGCCGGGCAGAAAATCCAGATCCTGCCCAAGCTGCCCGTCGCGTCGCGAATCGACACGGCGCGAACGCTCTTCGCGAATTCGTGGTTTGACGAGCAGCGCTGCGCAGACGGCCTGAACCGCCTGCGGTACTACCGCTACGGAGAGATCAAAGACATGGGCACGGCGACGCGGGCTCCGCTGCACGACGCCGCCTCGCACGGCTCGGACGCGTTCGGCTACGCCGCGCAGGGCATCGTGATGCCGCGAGCCGCCATGAAGCCGAAGACGCCGCAGCCGCCGAAGCGCCCCGCGAGTCCCTGGAGTTAACGAACAATGGCAAAACTGAATTCCGCAAAAACCACAGTACCGGCCGGCCTGAAGGCCATTGCGAAAGCGACCGCGCCGCAACCGCTCGACAAAAGCAAGCTGTCGCCCGGCGCCGCCAGCCGGATCAGAGCCAAAGCCAGCCGCATTCTCGGAATTTAATGCCAGACAAAATCGCTATCAATCGCGCGCTCTCCGGCCTCTCGCTCGGCACCCTTGCCGACGGCGGGGCGCTGGTGTCCATGCTGGCCTCGTTCGTCGATGGTCATGACCACTTTCGCCAGCTCCTCGTGAAGTGCAAGCCGGAGGACCGGCGCGATATGTACGAGTCGATGCGGCCCTATCTGCCCTTCGTGCCGCTGCATCTCGATCAGTACCTTTCCGACGCGGCGCGGATCGCGGCCGAGCGCCAGTGGCCGGTACAGGGCGAAGACGGCAAGCTGAAGCCCTTCAAAGTGGGCGAAGTCACCAGCGAAGAGAAGATCATCGCGGACGCGATCGCGCAGTCGCTGGCCGAAGCGCATCTGACGCTGCGCTGCCGGAAATGCACGAAGGAAGCCACGTTTCATGGGCTGCGCAAAGCGGATGCGGTATTCGCGGCGCGGCAAGACGGCTGGGCCTACGACGAGATCGCGGGCGAAGGCTTCGAAGTCTGTCCGGAGTGCCCGGCGACGCGGAACCTGAGCGCAGCCTAAAATGCCGTACGACGACAAGGACACGCCCGAGTCCACCGAAACCGGCGACGAGAAGCTGCTCACGGAGATCCGCGAGAATTTTCGCTATTTCTCGGAATACTGGCGCGAAGCTCGCGAAGAGCGCAAAATCGACATGCGTTATCTGGCGGGCGATCCGTGGGACAAGCAGGATCGCGACGCGCGCAAAGACGCGGGCCGCCCCTGCATCAATCACGACGAACTGAATCAGTATGTGAACTCGTGCGTGAACAACATCCGCCAGAACAAAAAGGGCGTAAAAATCGAGCCCGGCGGCGACGGCGCGACGGACAAATCGGCGGAATTCCGCCAGAATCTCATCCGCGCCATCGAGTACAAATCGATGGCCCCCTCGATTTACGCCAACGCCTTTCAGGCCGAAGTCGAAGGCGGGTACGGATTTTGCCGCGTGTCGCGC